GCCATACTAAATTTGTTTTTGGAAGGGACTTATTTGATTGCCCAAAATTTATTGTTTTGTTGTAGGCGTTGGTCTGATTTGTTTAAGCAGCGGACTCTGAAATTTCGCTGCGTGATGTCCCGCTTGTTCAAAACAGAGCGGGAATGGGGGCCAGCACCTGGACGTAACAGTTCCCAGCAGTCACTGTTGTGGCAGCGACCGTCAGCAATATAGTTGGATTCAGCGCTGTGACTGTGTAGACGTAAACTGAGGCGGTCGCAGTTGCTGCTCCATTGTTCATGGAGGACAGCCCAAGTATTTGCGTCAAGCCGACGAGTGTCCCCTGCTGACAGACGGACATCACGGTTCCTTGGAACGCACATGTGACCACAACCACCTGCCCGATCTGCAGGTTGGAAAGTGAAACCACGCTGGTCCCAGCAGCAGCGATGGAAATAGTTCCGGTATTCGCTGGTGCTGCTCCGAAGGGGGTCACAGCGGCAATGGTGCCGCCTCCCGCTTGGAGGGTACCACCGGATTGGAAGCCACCCGGCGGTACGTGGGGGGTGATCAATGTCACATCATACTCCACCCACAGCTTGCCCCAATTGACAGCAGTGCCATCAACTGTGCAAGCAAAGAGGTTGCCGCAATCATACGTCTTGATGTCTTGATTTGCGGCGAGTGCTCCTGTTCGCACATACCTCTCCTTCATGTCTCCCATCAGCTCACTCCCGCGAAGCTCACAGCAGATGTCCTTCCACGGAGCATCCTCTTCTGTGTCCTCGTACGCTGACGCAGCCACCTCTGAGACAGGCGGGGCATCTGAGGCGTCATAGTCCGGTGCTAGCATCATGGAGCCAGGCACATTCGAACCAGTTCGGGTGTAGTAGCAGAACTTCAAGTTATTGAACTTGTACTTCTCCCACCCCGCAGCTTCGTTTGCAAGCCACGGAAAGCTGGCCCCAAGGCCCGGGTTCAGGGCAAGGGCTTGAGCCACGGTGAACGCGGTCGACCCAGTAATCGACGCGACCAACTCTCGGTGAATGATTCGGCATGAGTCCACACCGTTCCGAAAGATTTGCGCTTGACCCGTGCGCTGAGCGGTGGCGTATGCGGCGGCAACAAAGGCTTGCTCGCCAGCGCCAGAGGCAGCTCCTCCACGTCCTCGACGGGCAGCTCGCTTGCGATTCTGGCGAGAGGCTTTCCTCTTCTTTTGCGCAGGCTGCGCACCAGGTGCAGGAGCATTGCCAGAAGCCCGAGAACGCTTGCGACCAGAGCGGCCACGTGCATCGTTGTTGTTGTTGTTGTTCATCGTTTCAGATTGGAATCTCCAATTTTCGGGAGCCCGGTGCGACCGGCAACAGCAAAAGGATGATTACAACGTGCTAGACACCCTTCTTTTATTTACCCGGTTAGTCCGGGAGATTTTGAGGCTTTCCATTGCCTAATGCCCCACTGAGTCGTAACGATTCGTAGTCGTTGGGGGCACGACCCCCCGGCTCACCCTGGTGGTTTGGCATTACCTTTGGTATCCCGGTTGGTCCGGGAGATGTTTAGGCTGTCCACTGCCTGCACTGACGTATTCACAGAGTGATGCCCGCTGTCTTGGCAGCTCGTGCGCGGTTAGTTTCCCACTTCGCACGGCGCTCGGCGTATTCATCGTCCGATTCCTCCTTCCTACGTCCAGGTGCCGCCCATTGGCAAGGGCATGGGTACGGAGCTCCCGTTTTCTTATTCAGAACAACAGGGTGCTCACACGCATCCATCTCCTCCTTTCCCTTGTCGGGCCGGGCAGCCTGAGCTTCAGCCTTGGCACTAGCTTTGCTCTCATGAACTTGAACATGTGTACTACGCCCAAGTTTGAAGACGTCGTCAGCATTGAGCTGAACCCCGGCAGGCAAAACGACTTCTCCATTCATGATGACAGGAGTTTTAGGAAGGACAACATCGGCAACACCAAAACCAGGGCACTTAAGCATCTGGGACATAGTGTTTATCAAACCGAGCCATCCAACGAAACCCTCACGGTCAAGGCTGAGCTTGAGGCAGGCTTGGTCCACAACGAAGTCCATCCATGGGGCACGGACGTTGACGACGAAGTTGCCTTCCTCAGCTGTTGGGCGCTTCCAACGACCCGTTCGCTCAGCTGCGGCCAGAAGCTCTTGGACCACCGGCGTATTGGCGTCGGTGCAGGCTAAACTGGTCAGCTTCTCAGAAAGCTTCTTCCACGCGTGGTAAGGAGCCACGTTGGGCAAAGCAGCGAGTGGATCCACAGTGAGGTGAACTTTCACAATCATGCGACCAAAGTCGATCATGGTGTTGGTATCACCAGTGAACACATCTGGGGAATAATATCGACCCAGGAAATTCACACCCATCTCCCCTCGAGGGACGAACACACATTCCATGCTCATCCCGAAGTCTCGGGCTACTGTTTGGAAGATTTCAGCGTCCAGGTCCGCTGTGAAACCATCATCCCCACCATAAAGACCAAGTCCAGCCCACGCTTGTGCAGGTGTAAGTCCCTGCAAGCGCAACGCGGTGTAGGAAAAGAATGCACTACGAGCCGAGTTCAAGGCTGCAGTGTCTGGAAAACCGGACAACTGTGTGAAGTCCGTCCAATACTCAAATCCTCCGCCTGTTTGGGCGATGTATCTAAAGGTCTTACGACGCGCCTTGAACAGCGGGCCGTGGTGACGTTTTGCGTACGCACGAGCAAGCAACATCTGGTCAAACTCCCGCAAAGCCTCCTTGACGTTGCCGTCGAAGCGATTTGCGTCGGTATCCAGTATGCCGAGTTTGGCATCCTCGCAAACTGAAGCCACGGCTTCATTAATCTGCAATGGTTTCATGCCAAAAGCGTACCAGGGACGACTTCTGCCACCGCTAATGCCTGGAAGGCCACAGTCGGTAAACTGTGCGAAATGGTCAGCGAGCGGGTACATGTACTGGCTCCACTCGAGCATGGCCATTGGCGGGGCAGGACTAATAATCCTCGGATCGGTTGGTTTCCCATAAGTTTCGCGCTTAACGAAAACTTGGAGCTTAATGGGATCAGGTTTCCCAGAAATGGCAGCCGCATTTCGATTCTGCTGGCTGGGCGCTGGTTGACGCCGAAGAACCTCTTCGATTGAGCAAGGATCGAGTATGTGTGCGTCAGGGAACGCATGGACACAAAACTCGACGGCGAAATGTAGATACTTGATCGGTAGCTCGCTCACCTTGTTTCCAGTGAACTTCTTAACTCGACCTTCCGCCGCTTGAATTTGAGGGGGCAAACCGCCAAGGGGGACATAAGCTCCACCCAGCACAAATGGTTGCATAAAGGGGACAACGAGGGGCGCTTCGGCAACACCATCCAAGTTGTGCGTGAACCTCCTTTCACCAATGATGGCAGTTCCAGTGGACAAAATTGGCGAGGGTCCAGGATTGGCCTTAAAGAACTCAGCCAACAACCCTGCCTTTCCGCGCAATTGCACAATGCGCTTCTCCAGCTCGAGAGCAACGGTGGCGTGAGCCTGCCCGTATGAGCTTGCACAAGACAGATAGTGGCATCGTGCCGCCTCAAAATCCGTCTCGGGGAGTGTGAGGGCGTAGGGACTATCTACGCGCCCAATGGACACTGTCGTGCCTTCCGAGGTCATTGTGCGCAAACACACGAAGCCTTCACAGACATTCGGTTTGATGCGCTCCAAAGTAGCCCCTCGAACAAGGCCGAGAGCCCTCGCACACCGGGCAACCAATGCTCTAAGCCCAGTATAATGTGCGAGTGGCGTGTATAAGACGACTGCCCGGTCATCAAACACGTGTTTGACGTCTTGCTGGTACACGGTGAATGGACCCAGCAAACCAAAGTATGCATGGTCGACGACAAAAACATCGTCGGACGTGTGATTCCAGAGGTGATGCCTGTAACGTGCACCCCCTGAAACATTCATGTTATAAACACCATCCTTGTCGAACGAGGCGGTCACCTCGTTATCACTCCGGCCCACCTGTGAAGGCAGAATGGTGTACATGAGTATGGGCTTCCCATCAGAATAAACAAACGGGCTCTCGGGGTAGTAATCGACGTCAACCATGACATGAAGCCCAGCTTCACAGCTGGGCAACAGGGGACGAACGACGACATCCTTAAAGTCGTAATATTCACGCGTGCCAGCATACCCGTGCTCAAGATCACGCTTAGAGCACTGATAGAACTGCGGAAGCAGTCCGCTGGTAGTGGCAAGACGCACAGCAAAGGCGCTCGCGAGGGAACGGTATTTAGCATGTACAGGGTGGGTGTGGGTCTTATCAGGTCTGTGCTCCTGATCCCCCTCAACATCCGCCTGAATCTGCATGTCTTTGAACGAATACCTCAGAGCCACATGAGCTGGTTCCTGGTACAAGATCGTAGACAACGCAAATCTGCCATATGCGTAAACACCGGCACCGACCAAAGCACACCCCGCAGCAACGGGCAAGGCATACTTGGCGATGTCGAACAAAGTAACGGCTTCCGTGTCAGCCATTAGAGATTTCAGTCGTGTCTCAAACGTAATTCCAG